CGACTATGTCGGCGCGGCTCAATCCGCAGGTGTGGTTGTTGGGCACCCCGCCAACACCGGCTGATGATGGAGAGGTGTTTACCCGGCTGCGCAACGCCGGCGTGGAAGGTAAAGAGCCTCGGGTCGCGTATCTAGAGTGGTCCGCCGAGCCGCACGACGACTTCGACGACCCGGCGACGTGGGCGAAGGCCAACCCGGCGCTGGGTGTGCGGATCTCGGTCGAGGCGGTCGAGTCCGAACGGGCCGCGATGACCGATGACCAGTTCGCCCGCGAGCGGCTGGGGATCTGGGATGAGGTCGCGGTCAAGGGCATCATTCCCGAGCCGAACTGGGCCGAGCAGGCCGACGCGACCTCGCTTGCGACCGACCGTGTGGCCCTCGGTGTCGAGTGCGGGCCTGATTTGGCGTGGGCGTCGGTGGCGCTGGCCGGCCAGCGCTCCGATGGTGACTGGCATATCGAGCTTGACGAGGATCAGCACACCCGTGGCCGTGGCACGGCGTGGCTGGTGCCGCACCTGCAGGCCACGCTGGAGGCCAACCCGCAGATCCGGGCTGTGGTGGTGGATGTGGCCGGTCCGGTTGCCGCGCTGCTGGAGCAGCACCGGCCGGGCCGCTGGCGGTTTGCGGGCACGCGGATTGAGGCGATGCCGGTGAAGGTGGCGGAGCTGGGCGCCGGGTGCAGCAGGGTGTTGGACGGGATTGTGACGGGCTGGTTGTGGCACATCGGACAGCCGCAGTTGACCAGCGCGGCGCTGCCGGCGGGCAAGCGGCCGTTGGGCGACACGGGTATGTGGGTGTGGTCGCGCAAGACGGCTGAGAGTGACATTACGCCGATTCAGGCGGCGACGTTGGCGCTGATCGGGGCGCAGATGGAGCGGCCGCGCAAGCCGCTGCGCGCCGGTGGCGGTGGCCGGGTCGGTGGACGACGGGAGGCGGTGGTGCTGTGAACGTGGAGAAGATCACCCTGCCCGACCTGTCCGACGACGACAACCGGACCCTGGGCATGTTGCTGGACCAGTTGGCGCAGAAGATCGAGCGGAACCGGCTACGCAAGGCGTTCTACGACATGAAGCGGGTCGGTCGGCTGATCGGTAGCGTGATCCCGCCGCAGTACTTCCGGCTGGGCATCGTGCTGGGCTGGTCGGGAAAGGCGGTTGACCTGCTGGCCCGCCGCTGCAACCTTGACCGGTTCGTGTGGCCAGATGGGGACCTGGACAGCCTCGGCCTGCGTGAAGTGTGGGAAGGCAACGCACTGCGGGCCGAGGTGTCGCAGGGCACGATCTCCTCGCTGATCCACTCCACCGCGTTCATCGTCAACACCCGGGGCGGGGATGGGGAGCCTCCGGCGCTGATCCACTTCCGGGACGCGATGGGGGCCACCGGCCAGTGGAACCCGCGTACGCGCCGGCTGGACAACCTGCTGACCATCACCGGCTGGGATGCGGAGGAGCGGGTCACGGGGCTGGTGCTGTACCTGGGCGGGCGCACGGTCACGGCCGAGCGTGGCCAGTCAGGCTGGTCGGTGGACATCCAGGAACACCCCTGGGGGGTGCCGGCTGAGCCGCTGCCGTACAGGCCACGGCTTGACCGGCCGTTCGGGTCGAGCCGGATCACCCGCGAGGTGATGAACCTTCAGGACCAGGCGACCCGGACACTGATCCGGCTGGAGGCTCACAGCGACATCTACGCCATTCCGGACCTGTGGCTGTTGGGCGCCGATGAGTCCATCTTCAAGAACGCCGACGGCACCCTGAAACAGACGTGGCAGGTCGTCATGGGCCGCATCAAGGGCGTGCCCGATGATGAGGACGCCACTGCACCGCGGGCGGACGTGAAGCAGTTCCCGGCCGCGTCACCGGAGCCGCACCTGGCCGCGCTGAACGCCTTCGCGAAGATGTTCGCCCGTGCCACCAGCCTGCCCGACACGGCTGTGTCCATCACGGACATGAGCAACCCGACTTCGGCCGAGGCGTACGACGCCTCCCAGCACGAGCTGATCGCCGAGGCTGAGGGCGCTACCGACGACTGGTCGCCGTATCTGCGTCGGGCACTGATCCGGGCGCTGGCCATGGCCAACAACGTCAGCCAGGACAACATCCCGCCGGAGTGGGGGACGATCCAACCAAAATGGCGCGACCCGCGGTACCTGAGTCGCGCGGCGCACGCCGACGCCGGCATGAAGCAACTGTCGGCGATCCCGTGGCTGGCCGAGACCGAGGTCGGGCTGGAGTTGCTGGGGTTGGACGACCAGCAGATCGCCCGTGCGATGGCTGACAGGCGGCGAGCTGAGGCGCAGCAGCGGATGACCGCGCTTGCGGCGGCGGCGCAGGCGGCGCGAGGCGACACGGACGTGGCCGCGCTGGAGGGTTCAGGTGGCGACGGCGGCTGAGGCCGCCGCGTACCGGCAGGCGCAGCGTGACGTGGTGACGCTGGCCCGGGCGGATCTGGTGGCGTGGTGGCGCACCCTGGACGTGTCAGACGCGCGAGCCGCTACGGCCGCGTTGCAGGCGTTCGTTCCGGATCTGGTGGCCGCGTATGGGGACACCGCCGCCACGGTCGCGGCCGACTACTTCGATCAGTTACGGGCCGAGGCAGCCACAGGTGGCCGGGCCTACCGGGCGGTGGTGGCGCAACCGGTGCCGGTGGGTCAGGCGCAGGCGTCGGCACGCTGGGCGGCCGGGCCACTGTTCGGCGCGCAACCTGACAGCGGTCAAGCGTTGCGACTGCTGGCCGGCGCGGTGCAGCGACTGGTGCAGCAGGCCGGCAGGGACACGCTGGCACGCAACATCGCCCGCGACCCGTCCCGGCCTCGGTGGGCACGGGTTCCGGGCGGGTTGACCCCGTGCGCGTTCTGCCGCATGGTCGCCTCGCGCGGGGCGGTCTACCTGAGCGCGGAGTCGGCAGGGATGAACAACCGGTGGCACGACGACTGCACCTGTCAGCCGGTGGCCGTGTGGCAGGGCCAGGAGCTGCCCTACGACGCCGACGCGCTGTACGAGCAGTACCTGGCCGCCCGTGCCGAGGCCGGCGGCAGCACCAAGGCGATCCTGTCGCAGCTACGACAGGATCTCGGGACCAACTGAGCTTCCCGCCCGATGGCGGGCTACGCCGACGCGGTGCGGTGAAACCGCGGCCAATGGAGGAACAGATGGGTGAGCAGAGCACGTCGAACGAGGGCGGCAACGAGGGCACCAGCGGCACCACGCCCACCGCTGGCGACGGGTTCAAACCGATCACGTCACAGGATGAGCTAAACCGGATCATCGGCGAGCGGGTGAAGCGGGCCAAGCCCGCCGACTACGACGATCTGAAGGCGAAGGCCGCCAGGCTGGACGACGCCAAGGCCGCGGCCGAGCGGGAACGTGACGCCGCCAAGGCTGAGGCGGCCCGGCTGCGGATCGCGACCAAGTTCGGGATCTCCGATGAGGACGCCGATCTGTTCCTGACGGGGACCGATGAGGCGACGCTGACCAAACAGGCCGAGAGGCTGGCTCAGCGCGCCGAGGGCCGCAAGAAGAACGGCAACTATGTGCCCGGTGAGGGCAGGAATCCCACGCCTCCCGCCAGCGATGAACGCGCGGCCGTACGGCAGCTGTTCGGCTCGGGTGGCTGAGAAAGGAATCGACCATGGCCGTGTTCGGCACGACCGACGCCGCGGTGCTGATGCCGCGCAACATCGCCGACGGGATGGTGTCTGACACCAAGACCGGCTCGACGGTCGCCGCTCTGTCTGGGCGTGAGCCCATGCGGTTCGGTGACGTGGATATCATCACCTTCAACGACTTCCCGAAGGCCGAGTTCGTGGAGGAGGGGGCCGACAAGGCATCCTCGAAGCACGGGTTCGGATCGGTGACCGCCAAGCCGCGCAAGGCTCAGGTCACCATGCGGTTCAACCAGGAAGTCCAGTGGGCCGACGAGGACTACCAGCTCGGCGTGTTCCGCGAGCTCGCCGGCGCCGGGCAGATCGCCCTGTCCCGCGGCCTGGACCTCGGGCTGTTCCACCGGATCAACCCGCTGACGGGGTCGGTCATCTCGGCGTGGGACAACTACGTCACGGCGACGACCAAGACGGTCGAGATCAACACGGCCGACGCCGACGCGGACTTCCGCAGCGCTGTCGGCCTGCTCGTGGCCCCGACCACCGGCGTGGCGTCGGCTGTCAACGGTGCCGCAGTCGACCCGAAGTTCTCGTGGTCCCTGTCGAGCCTCATGGAGATCACCGGCGACGGTGGCGCCTCCACGGGCCGGCAGCGCTACCCGCAGCTCGGGTTCGGCACCAACGTCACCGACTTCTTGGGCGTCCCGATCGCCCAGGGTGACACGGTGTCCGCCACTCCC